GGGGGGAGTTGGGCGGTATGGGATAAGCGTTGCGGCGTAATCCCTGAACGCACATTTGCGGACGGCGAGTTAATTTGGGTTTCATATAAAAAACCGTTACGCATATTTCGTTATATTTGGGACGGTATGCTGCAACAAGATATGAAAAACAAGGACGAGCGATTCCACCCAACTCAAAAGCCGCTTAAATTATGCCAACAAATTATTTCATATTACACGGGCATACAAGCACCATACATGGGCGAGCCGTTTTTGGTTGCTGATTTTTTCAGCGGCAGCGGCACAACGGCACTTGCGGCATATAATTTGGGGCTTGATTATCTTTGCACCGAACTTGAAAAAGAATACTTTGAAAAAAGCGTTGAACGGTTGAACAACGCAACGGCACAAATGGGGTTGTTTAGATGATAGAAATTGACACAAAAGAAATTAAAAAATTTGTGAAAAATTTAAAAAACACAAGCAAAGACGCATACCCAAAGGCGGTGCGGTCAACATTAGACAATTTGGCATTTAACACGCACAAAAAATATAAAATCAATGTCAAAAACACATTAACCATAAGGGGCGGCAGCGGCAATATAGTAATGAAATCAATTCATTATCAAAAGTGCCGCAGCGGTTTAGATGTTAGCAAAATGGAAAGCCGTGTCGGTCAATTATCACAAGTTTACGGCAAAGAAACGGTGCAACTCCGCAAACAAGAATTCGGGGAAAACATAACCGCCAAACGCAAGCATTTGTTAAAACCGACAAAGTTTGCCCGTGGCGGCAGTTATAGAAAATTAGTTAAAAAGGGCAATTTGGTTGCCAAATTAGATACTAAACGCATTGAAGATATTGCAGCCAACCCCGTTAAAGGTGATATTAAAAAGCAATTTCGGCAAGGTATTGCCATTGCACACCGGCAGCACAAAACAATTAACTTTGTGCCGGACGCACCAACAACGGGCAAGAAATGGGGCGTTTTTCAATTTTGGGATAGCGGTACGGTTATTAAAAAAGGCAAACCACATGCAAAAGGTAAGGCAGCAAAATTGCTTTACCCATTCAAAGAAAAAACGCAGCATTTACAAAAACGCCCAATGCTGAAACCGGCAACGGATGAAAATGCAAAAAAGGGCGGTGAAATCTTTGTAAACGAGGCAAACAGAAGGATTGCAAAAGAAATGGCAAAAGGTTTAAAAACTTAATCAAAAACCGCAGCACGGGGCGTGCTTATCCCTCACGCCCTTTGTTGTCGGTGATATTAAGAGGGATAAAATGTTATTAACGAGGTCAGAATTTCAAAAAGAATTTCGCTTTAATACGGCAAGTTCGGTAAGCAAACTTATTACGGGCGGCAAAATTACCGTAAACGAGGACGGCTATATTGACACCAACGCCAAAGAAAATAAACAATGGGTTGCAAAACGCCGGGCGGAATTGAGAAAACAGAAAAAAGACGCAAAGGCAGCGGCACAAGGCAAAACACAAACCCAATTAAATTTGGAACTTGATATTTTAAATGCCAAACTTGATGAAAAGAAACGCCGCACCGAGTTGCTTGATTTAAAAGTCCAAAAAGAGAAAAAAGAAGTTATTGAAACAGACATTTTAAACCGTGTTTTAATAATGATTTTTGACGACTTTTTTAAAAATCTTGCAGAATTTCCAAACAATTACGCAAGTGAAATTATAAACATTGTGCGTGCTGAAAAAGAACCAAAAGAAAAACTAATTGAATTTTTAACCGAACACATAATAACAAACATTAAAACGGGATTAGACAATACAAGAAAAGCGGCAAAAAAATATTATGAGTAATGCAACATTAACAAAAAAACAACAAATTGATAATATTTTTGACGCAATAGAGGATTTAATCCCTTCAAATGTCTTAATGGGTTGCCCTGAATGGGCAGAAAAAAATCGTTATATGAATGCCAAAGTTACGGGGCGTGCCGGTTTATTCAGTTTCAAAAATGCACCTTATACCCGTGAAATTGCCGCATGTTTTTCAAAAACAAGCCCGGTGCAACAAGTTGCAATAATGAAGGGTGTTCAATTAGGTTTAACAACCTCGGTAATTGAAAACGCAATTGGCTATACAATAGACGCAGATCCCTCGCCAATGATGTTTGTTTTTCCGACAGACGCAGACGCAGACAACTACAAAAAATTAAAAATTGACAATTTAATCGACAATTCAGATTTAAGAAAAAAAATCGTTGCAGAAACAGGCAACCGCAACACCCGCCGCACGGGTGATACATCAAAATTGCTTGAATTTAACAACGGCTTTATGATTTTTGCAAGTTGCCGCAAGGGGCAGGATTTAAGGCGTACCAATGTTAAAAAACTTTTTCTTGATGAATTGGACGCATTTATTGACAATATACCAAATGAAGGTTCGCCCATTGATATTGCAGTAAAAAGGACGGACAGTTATGTTGAAAAAGGGCGTAAAATTTGTTATAACTCAACACCAATTTTGGCACACAAAAGTAAAATTTATGAATTAGTGCAAAAAGGTGATTTTCGCAAATTTCTTGTACCTTGCCCGCATTGCCATAAAAAGCAAGAACTTGTTTTTTATAAAGCGGACGGGGGTTTATACCCGGACAAAAAAGCAACGGTAAAAGACGGGTTAAAAACCAAACCATTTGGCATAATTTTTAATATTGATGAATGCCGGGCGGGTGATTATAAAAGCGTGCGTTATCGCTGCCAACATTGCGGCGAGGATTTTTATGATTACCATAAATCGGCTATTGAACAGGACGGCGAATGGGTGCCAACAAAACAAAGTACAATCCCGTTTTTTAGAAGTTACCACATTTCGGCGTTATACAGTTTAACAAAACCTTGGTGGAATATTGTTTTGGATTTTATCGAGGCGGGCAACAACCCAACAAAATTGCAAGCGTTTTACAACCTTGATTTGGGTTTACCGTTTGAGGATAGAACGGGCGGCGTTGAATATCAAACCGTCCACCGCTTAAAAGATGATATGCAGCAAAATAATGTAATCCCAAAAGACGCATTATTTTTGACGGCGGCGGCTGATATTCAAAGAAACCGTATTGAATGTGAAATAAAAGCATGGGGCGACCGTTACCGTTGTTGGGGTATCGACCACCGTGTATTTTACGGCAATACGGCGGATATACACGACCCGTGTTGGGCTGAATTTCAAAAAATACGGGACGAAAAATTTAATGTTGAAGGCGGCGGCACAAAAGTTGTTGAAACAATACTTGTTGACTCCGGGGACGGCGAGTTGCGTGATGTTGTTTATACTTTTTGCGATTTAGATCCTGAACGGGTATTTTTTCCGTTAAAAGGTTTTGTTTCACAAACCCGCACCCGTGAAAAATATAAACTTGTTGAGGTCAAAGAATTTGACGACTTATGGTTAGTTGAAATTTACACGGATTTATACAAAAACACGCTTGCCCGATATTTATCGCAGCCGGAGCCGGTCAATAAAGATGATTATCCCGACGGGTGGTTTACATTTGCCGCCGGTTACGGGGACGAATATTTCAGACAATTAACAACCGAACGGCGTGTTAAAACAAAACGCCCGGACGGGTTAATAAAAATTTCTTGGGAGCAGCACGGGCGAAACGAGGCATTTGACTTGAATGTTTATAACCTTTGTGCGGCGGATTTGGTTATTCAAAGATATTCGGCATATTATTTGCAACTTGAAAACCCAAACGCACGGGAAGTTTTTAAATTTTTGAAATCAATTAAAACTTAAAAAAGGGGGTTTTAAATGGCGTTGGATTACACAATTGCAGAAATCAAAGAAAACATAAAGGCATTAAAAACGGCATATACAAACGCCGTAGCGTCCGGGGGCGTTACATCATACACGCTTAAATCCGGGCAAGGTGAAACCACGGTGCAACAAGCGTCGTTAAGTAGTATCCGCAATGAATTAAGTTATTTTACATATTTGCTTAATGAGCGATTAGAGTATGAAAACGGCACGGGTTGCACATTTATAAGAAGTGCGGGGATTTAACAATGGGAATATTAGACAATTTATTTAAACCAAAGCAGCAGCAAAAGCAAGACGCATTCGCATGGATTTTGCCCGCCGGCAGTTTATACGGCATAAATTTTGACGGTGAACAAGAACCGGGGGCAATGAATGATTTGTATGTTTATGATGTTGATTATTACGAAATGGCAAAAAGGGCGTACACACTTGTTACGGTCAATGAATTTGCCCGCATTATTGTTACCCGCTTAACTCAATTTGTAGTTGGCACGGGGTTAAAATTACACCCCGAACCAATGACAAATTTTTTAAAGCGTGTTTTCAAAGTAACATTGCCGGAAGATTTTGCAAAAAATATTCAAGAACTTTGGCAATTATTTGAGGACGACAAAAATGTTTCAATAACCAAAGATGATAATTTACACGGGCTTGCAGAAAAAATTTATTACAACGGTTTAATTGCCGGTGATGTTTTGGTTATTAAAAGAGTTGTAAACAACAATTTGCAATATCAACTTGTAAACGGGCTTGCGGTAAGGTCAAGCAAAATGCAAACAGACGGCAAAAATCCAAACAAGATTATTGACGGCGTAGAATTGGACGCCAATGAAGTGCCGATTGCATATTATGTAATTGACAAAAACGGCAACGAAACCCGTATAAAAGCAAGGGACGAAAAAGGGCGTTTAATCGCTTGGCTTGTACCCGTAGGGATTAAGCGTCTTAACTCGCCCCGTGCTTATTCACGGCTCGGCGTAATAATGCAAAAGTTACATAAAATTGGGCAATATTCAAATGCCGAGGTTATGGCAGCCGAGGCAAACAGTAAGTTTGCGGCAACTATTGAGCAAGAAAAAGAAAGCACCGGCGTAAACCC